CAGTTCGTGGTCTTGATGCACTACTAAGTTATCAGAACTATCCTATCCTAGCAGCACAGTTATCTACAGAGAAGCGCCGTCCTTTAGGCGTTGGTATTATTAACTTTGCATATTGGTTAGCAAAGCATGACTTGACATATCAACACATTGATGCAGATGGACTTGCACTCGTAGATGAATGGGCAGAAGCATGGTCGTACTATTTGATCAAAGCAAGTGCTGATATTGCAGTTGAGCAAGGTGCAATTCCAGGCAACATGGAAACAAAGTACGGACATGGCATTACACCTAACCAAACTTATAAGAAAGACTTAGACGCATTAGTTCCACACAAAGAACGTATGGACTGGAAAGGTCTACGCAAGCAGCTAAAAGAAACAGGCATCCGCAACAGCACACTAATGGCTCTTATGCCAAGTGAAACAAGCGCACAGATTGCAAATGCAACCAACGGTATTGAGCCTCCACGAAGCTTAATTAGTGTAAAGCAAAGCAAGCACGGAGTACTAAAGCAAGTTGTACCTGAGTTTAAGCGTCTTAAAAACAAGTATGACCTACTATGGGATCAACAGTCTCCAGAAGGTTACTTGAAAATTATGGCCGTACTACAAAAGTACATTGATCAAGGTATTAGTGTTAACACTAGTTATAATCCTGCATACTACGAAGATGAAAAGATTCCAATGAGTACAATGCTACAGCACCTGTTGATGTTCTACAAACTAGGCGGCAAGCAGCTGTATTACTTTAACACCAATGACGGACAAGGCGAAGTTGATGTTAACAAGATGATGGCCGAGCTTGAGATTGTTGAAGTAGACGAAGAAGATTGCGAAAGCTGCCACATTTAACACTTGACACGCTCTTCGGGGCATGTTATTATAATATTATACACATACACATAGGGTAAAACTATACATGAGCGTTTTTAACACTGCAAACAAAGCAGACCACACAAAAGTATTAGCATTTCTAGATCCAACGGGTGGACCTACGATTCAGCGTTATGACACGTTAAAGTATAAAAGCTTTGACGGACTTACAGACAAGCAACTAGGATTCTTTTGGCGTCCTGAAGAAGTCGATGTAACCAAAGACAGCAAAGACTTTAAGGCACTTAGTGACCACGAGCGTCATATCTTTACATCAAACCTGAAGCGTCAAATCCTACTAGATAGTGTACAAGGTCGTGCGCCAGTAGAAGCATTTTCGCCTATTGTAAGTTTGCCAGAGATTGAGAACTGGATCACAACATGGACGTTCTCAGAAACAATTCACTCACGCTCATACACACATATTATTCGTAACGTGTACAGCAACCCTAGCAAAATCTTTGATGAGATGCTAGATATTGCAGAGATTGCAGACTGTGCTGGAGACATCTCCAAATACTACGATGACCTTATTGAAACTACACGTTGGTACAAGTTGCTAGGCGAAGGTACACATACAGTCAACGGCAAGATGATTACTGTTGACTTGTATGAACTAAAGAAACTGTTGTGGCTTACACTAATGAGCGTTAACATTCTTGAAGGTGTGCGTTTCTATGTAAGCTTTGCATGTAGCTGGGCGTTTGCAGAAATGAAGCAAATGGAAGGCAATGCTAAGATTATTAAACTTATTGCCCGTGATGAGAACTTGCACCTAGCAAGCACACAGATGTTGCTAAAGATTCTAAAGAAAGACGATCCTGACTATGTAAAGATTGCAGAAGAAACAGAACAAGCATGTATTCAAATGTTTGTTGATGCAGTTGATCAAGAGAAGGCCTGGGCAGAATATTTGTTTAAAGATGGATCAATGATTGGACTTAACACAGAGTTGTTGAGCGGATACATTGAATGGATTTGCACACGTCGAATGACTAATGTAAATCTAAAAAGCCCATACACTACGTCACAAGCTAATCCGTTGCCATGGACTGCTAAGTGGATTTCGGGTGCAGATGTACAAGTGGCTCCGCAAGAAACAGAGATAACTAGTTATGTCAGCGGCGGCACCAAACAGGATGTTAGCGAAGATACATTTAAAGGATTTAGTTTATGATAGAAATTTACGGGAAACCATTGTGTCCTTTTTGCGATCAAGCAAAGGCATTATGCGAAGCAAGAAAGTTACCATTTAAATATTATCAACTTGATATCGACTTTAGCCGAGACGAAGTACTAGAAATATTTCCCGGAGCACGAACCTTCCCACAAATTAAAGTAAATGGAACAAAAATTGGTGGCTATGATAAACTAGGCACATACTTAGAAGAAACAAACTATAACGGAACAGGATACTCACTATAATGTTAATTGAAGCACCTTATAAAGTTGGAGATGTAGTATCTCTAAAACTAAGTTCAGGAGAAGAAATCCTCGGACGACTTGAAGCAGAAGTTGAAAACAACGTTACACTTAAAAAGCCAATGGTGCTTATTGCACAAGAGAAAGGATTAGGACTTGCTCCTTTTATGTTCTCAGTGTCGCCCGATGGTAAATTTGTTATGAAGTCAACGGCAATTAGTTGTATGGCTAAAACTGAAGCAGAAATTGGCAAACAGTATACAGCACAAACAAGTGGAATTGCACTAGTATAATGGCTGGCATAGTTAGAGCAAATGTAGACAAGCACGTAGGGCATGCTAGTCCTACGCCTAACCCATTTCATCAGACAGCGTATGCCGAGCCCGGTGTAAAGGTATTTATTGATGGCGAACAAGTAATACGTAAAGGCGATAAAACTATATGCGGTGATCCGGCAGTTGGGTCTGCTTCTAATGTATATGTCGAAGGTAAGCTAGTACATCTAGAAGGCGATGCTACAGGCGGACACGAAAGTTGGGTTCCTAATAGAGCAGCCTCAGGTTCTTCGACTGTATTTGTGGGCAACGTGTTTTCTTATGTTATTAACGTTTCACCTGAGCACGAAGCATCCCTTAGAGACGGACAAAAGGCACCATCTGCTAACGCAGACTTTATAGAGTACGGCGATGGTGGCATCAGCAACGGTGATGGTGAATTTCTTAGTAAAAATACAAGTGCAGTAAATGGAGTTACTGGTCCACAAGATAGTAGTACAGGAAATGCTGATGCACCAAGCACGTTTGAACGTGTATCAGATCCTGCACTTAACTTTCTTCCACATACTGATTCAAGGATAGAAACTAGACTGCGTAATATCTTAATAAGAATAGCAAAGTCATGGGGCCAGAATCTTACTATTACTAGTGCATATCGCTCACCAGAATATAATAAAAAAGTTGGCGGTGCAAAAAATAGTATGCATCAACAAGGCAAAGCAACTGATATAGTAATGACTGGATATAGTAATTCAGACAGAGCAAGGTTTATTGAGATTGCAATTAACGAAGGTATTGGTGGTGTAGGTGTATACAATACATTTATACATGTAGATACCGGCGGTAAAAGAGCATGGGGATCAAACGGCAGTCGTCGCAGTTTACCTAAATATCCTTATGCACAAACTGTATTAGCCAAATACGGCTATGCAACTAGTTAATGGTTGACAAACTGTAAAAACTAGTTTATAATAAAATAACATTAATAAAGGAGAACTATAATGTCACAACCGACTCACGATGATATCGTACAAGCATTTAATAACTATCTTACAGAGCATGCAACGTTCGAAGATAAAGGTGTAAAAGCAGCTGCAACACGAGCTCGCACTGCACTTGGCAACTTAGGCAAACTTACTAAAGAGCGCCGCAAGGAGATCATTGATAAAAAGAACGCAATGTAATGAGCGGACAACGTCGATGGCTTGCAACTTGGGCTAGAACCGTTGGAATGCCCGTTGGAATTACAGACAACGATAAGCCAGAGTTTCTTCCTATTACACAACGCGATGTAAAGAAGGCTTTGGCTTTTCGTACGTTTTGGATTGTACTACATGTAATCACATGTTTTGCTATTATTGCCGGGAACGGCAGAACATTAGGAATATGGTGATGAGGTACTATTTAGGACAATGTGAGTATAAGTGGACACATGCACATACACAAATGGAAATGTTGTGGATCCGCCGTGAATTAGGTGACGAACTTTACAAAACTATAGAATTAAACAACTGGACCTGGAAATTAGTACATTCCAACAGTACAGGGTTGCCGGGTGATATATACTGTCGTTGTGATATCTATGTTGATACTAACGATGATAAACTAGACACACACTTTGTACTAAAGTATCCTCAAGCAAAACCATTGGAGAAGATAACATGATGTGGGTTGATTATAATATTAATAGCTTGCCCGGAGGAAAAGGATTTAAAGTCGAAGGCGACACTCCTACAGAAGTAATGGACAAAGGTTTGTACAAACCAGGCGATGTGTTTATTGTAAACGAAAACGGTTGGTTAATTAAAACAGACGAACTTAGTGCAATGGTATTAAAACATAACGCAAAAAAAGCAGATCAAAATGAAGTGTAAACAAGGTGACTTTGCCCGTATTATACATTCAGTGAATCCAAGTAACATTGGAAGAGTTGTAAAAGTAGTTGAGTACATCGGCAAGTTTGAAGCTGGCGAACAGTTTGAAGCACTTGGCATGACTTGCACTTGTGCAGTACACGATCATTATTGGTGGATACAAGGCGAAGACATAGATATACAATTAGGACCATCACCTAAAGCATATATTGCTGATACATGGTTAGAACCAATCAGGCCAGAACAAGAAGATATAGAAGAAACTGCTGAAAAAGAACTTGACATGTTTGATTAAATAACATATGAAAACAGTTTATATTCATGGTGCTACAGCAAGTGAACGCAGTTTTGCATTCATACAAAAGTTAACACCCACTAAAGATCCAATCTACTTAAACTACCAGAAAGAAGGTACTGCCCAAGACAATCTTGCAGAAATGGTTACTATACTTGAAAATACTAAAGGACCGTTTGTTATTGTAGCACACAGTCTAGGCGGAGTATATGCAACTTATCTACAACAAAAGTTTAGCACATCTATACAAGGCGTAGTAAGTTTAGCAACTCCGTTCGGTGGCAGTGAACTAGCAACATGGGGATCAATATTTAATCCCCATTATCAATTGTTTAAAGACATTTCACCAAACAGTAACTTCATAAGACGCAGTCGAAAGATAGAAATTACGTGTCCGTGGACGCAGGTGGTTACAACTGTTGGAGATGTTCCTTGGATTAACGGAACAAACGATGGTATTGTAACTCGTTCGAGTATGATGTGTAGAGACGATGTGGAGTACATAGAACTAGACAGAAATCATTATGAAGTTGTATTAAGCAAAAGAGTGGTTGACATTATTAAGAAAAGACTGTATAAATAGTACGTAACGTTGAAGCAATTCAAACGCTATACAGGACCCGGGGGCGGTACCCGGCGGCTCCACCATAAGCACACTAGGTTTGAAATATAACCTCTCTTTCCCGAGATGATAACTCGATATAGAGGACCTAGAAATAGGGTAAAGAATAAGAGTGCTAGTGTGTTTATGATGGGGCCGAAATAGGATCGACTGGTAGTTAATAGAGTTAGTGGAGTTATCCGGATCTAAGCACGGTTATCGCGAAGAAACACAATAATTGCAAACGCAAATTATTCATTAGCAGCCTAAGGGGTGCTACGAGGTAGTTAGACCTTGTTACCAAACATAGCAGGAAAGAGTGTTGCAGCAATGTAACACTCTTTTTTTATGTTTTTACAAAACCAGTAAAATTAGCTCATAACAGATGCAGAAAATCTGTATATGAAGTAAGTAATATGTGAGCAAAGGGTTCACTAAGAAATTAAAAGGAAAAACTTAAAATGCGTATAACCGTACTAGCAATCGTAGCAGCAATGATTGCTACATCTGCACTAGCAGAAGAAACAACAGCACCAGTAATGGGTCCAGCACTATCAGGTGCAGTGACACTTGACTTTGCTGAAACAGCAGCAGGCAAAACAGCAGGCACAATGGGTGTTGAATTAGACATTGATGCAGGTTCACTTGCAACAGTTGACCTAGACTTTAAAGCAACCGACGGCAATGCACTAACATTGGACACATGGACAGTAGGCACAACAGTAGGTGCTTTTGGTGTAGCAATTGGTGATGACAATGGTCTAATGCCAACTACAACAGCAGCCTCAGCCGCTGACGGTACACTAACAGTACCAGCAATGACTGAGTCAGTACAAGTAACAATGGGTGCTGCAAGTGTAGCAGTTGGCTTGTCAGACTACACAACAGACATCACAGAAGTAAGTAACCTACAAGGTGCATATACAATTGATGCAGGTATTGTAGACGTGACAGCAAGTGTAGACTATAACCGTACAAGTGAAAACTATGTATGGGGTGGCGAATTTGCCGGCCTAGACCTAGGTATGGTAACAGCTGGTGGTATGATGACATACGACACAGATGCAGAATTATTTGCATATGAAAGCACAGTAGGCGTAAGCGGACTAACAGCATACATTAATGGTACTGATGTAGACGCACTACAAAATATCGGTGCTGAGTATGAAGTAGATGTAAATGGTGCAACAATTGCAACAGGTGCAAACTATGACACAGATGCAAAAGACTTAACACCAACAGTAAGTCTAAGCTTTAACTTCTAAGTTAAAACACATAAACTAAATTAAGAGCCTTAGGGCTCTTTTTTTATGGCTAAATAATATATGTACATTACAGGGGGTGAAAAATGTTCAGTAAGCAATGCAAATTACACTTAGAAGAACAAGACGAAACAAGGTTACAGCACATGAAGATAGCACTAACAGCAGCAATTAAATTGCAGTTAGTAGTACCTGCTTTAATCATACACAGCATTGCGCCAAGGTACTTTACTAACACAGCAAGTAATGTAATGAAAAACATACTGGAGAACCGTAAATGAAAATAGATATTAAAGGTATTATAGTTTTAATACTAGCAGTAGGGTTAATGGGCTTGCTAGGACTTATTGTAGTAGACGAGTTTATGATGGCAGCAGAACATAATGCTGAATTAGATCAAAATATTGTAGAACTATTACAAATGAGTATCACAGGCATTGTTGGCGTAGTAGCAGGATTTGTAGGTGCTAAAAGTGGCGGATGCAATTGTAAGGATGATTAAATGAATGTAAAATTTGGAATAGGCGTTGTTGTAGCAATTGTTATGCAAGTGAGTGCATTTGTATGGTGGACAGCACAACAGGCACAAACAATCGAAACACTTAAAATTGAAGTAAGTGAATTAACAAGTAAGATGGCAGTAGAAGACGAGATTAATATGTCTCGTGATATTGCAGACATAAAAAGAAAACTAATAGACTTAGAAATGTGGGGCAATGAAATGGGTATAGACCTTGATGACCTAATTGACTTTGCTAAGTTTACAGAAAACAAATGGGCACTAGCCTACGATGAGGATCCGGGGTACGAACGAAAGTTTGGAACAAGACCAGCACCAGTAGAATAAGCATAACACCAAGGGGGCAAACATGCAAAATAACGAGTATGACGTAAAAGTCATTAAAGTAGTAGACGGCGACACAGTAGATGTTGACATTGACCTAGGGTTTGGAGTAACACTAACAGATGAGCGTGTTCGTATCATGGGCATTGATACGCCTGAATCACGCACAAGAGATAAAGTAGAAGATTTGTTTGGCGAAGCAGCTAAATCACGTTTGAAAGAGCTTATGAAGAACGGTGGCAAACTTATTACTACTGAAGATCGCAAGGGCGAAGATATGAAAGGCAAGTTTGGTCGTGTCTTAGGAGACTTCAAAGTAGAATACAAGGGCGAAA